CTGGGAGTGGGAAGTCCCGATGGGCCTGGACAACATATCCGGATGCTTACATGAAACAATCCACAACGAAGTGGTGGTGTGGCTATGTGGACCAGGATACTGTTATCATAGACGATTTCAGGCCGAACAAGGAGATGCCGTTCAATTTCATATTAAATCTTTTCGACCGGTATCCCCTATTATTGGAAACGAAAGGCGGCCAAGTGCAATGTCTATTCAAGACAATTATTGTGACATGCCCTTACTCACCAGATCAGATGTTAACACACTTGGACTGGGTAGGTATAGAACAGGGCAATCAATTGAAGAGGAGAATCGACCATGTGATCGAGTTTCCCCAAATGGCGACCCATTTTATGTAGATGATGATTTATTGCAAGAAAAATGGTTCACTGACTTGTTAGATGATTTTAATTAATTAAGAATCTTCAAACTGTGTTTCTACTAAGTACGAATACTGGCCTAAATTCACTGTAGTTAGACCAGTCTGATCAGTTTGGCTTGCTCCTATTGCAATATACAGGTTGTCATTCATGCAAACAGGAGTGGCATCATCATACATCAACTGTTTTTTGACATGGTTAGTTAAGTCAAAATACATTGTAATAGCAGGATTGTAGTTGGAGGTAGTTGATATCTGGGTTGTAGCATTTTGTGGATTAAACAAAGCGACACGTTTCTTGATTACTTTCGTAAACATCTCGTCGTTAAGTCTTCTCAATCCAGACAAAATGTTAGTTCCATTATACGGAAGTGATGAACTTCCATCTTGAAGGAACAATGTCATGTCTCCAGCACCAGGTGCACCACCTCCAAAGTTTGCTGGTTTAAATTTGAAAATGTAAATATCGAAGTACGTGGGGGATATGCTTGTAGTTTGATTGTAACATGAAAGATGCAATTTCAGTTTCAAACTTTTAATTCTCACACGATTTCCAATACGGTGTTGCTCAGTAGTTCCCTGAAAGATCTGTGGAAGCAAGCTTCTTACATCACCGTCATCTATTAAATAGTTAACGGCTGCTCCAGTTACTTCGTTGTCTTGTATCTTGTTTTCGTTCTGTCGAGCTATCTCTCGTTTGACGTACCGCTTGACAAGCGGGCTAACCTTCGACCTACGGCGCGACCTAGATCGACTAGCCCATTTCGAACCCTTTCGAACGCGCGGACGAGTACGTCGACGTGAACGGTAATACGGCATAAAATTTTTAAATTTATGGTATTTCGGTAGGGGCCCCTAGGTACGGGCCCCAAAGTGGCGGGTAATACTAGGCTGCGCCTACCGCCACTACACATCAATTAACCGGTTATGGGGGGCCTCGTGCCCCCCTGACTCCCCCCTCGCGCTTCTTCGCTTCGCTCAGTCGCGGGTATGCTCCGCGTCCCCTAAAGGGGTCCCTCGCGAGAGCACGTCTTTTTTCTAGTTGTCAGTGTCAGTGTGGGTGGTGTGTGTTGCACGTGACATTTTTCCATTCTTGGAGTTCTAAGAATGTTCCATTTAAAAATCATTATTTTAAATGCCGGGAGGAAACACACGTTTTGTATTTACTGTTAATAATTATACTGACGATGATATTCGTTGGTTTGAAATCATCGACATATTCAAATACGTATGTTACGGAAGAGAAGTTGGAGAGAATCTCACTCCTCATTTACAAGGGTATTTCGAGTTTCAACATGGTCATCGAAAATCCCTTAATGCATGCGTTAAATACTTACAAGATAGTGGTTGTCCATGCAAACCACATATCGAGATTGCCATGGGTACGGCTTCTCAAGCTATTAAGTATTGTGAAAAAGACGGTGTCTTTTGGGAAAAAGGGGAAAGACCAAAAGGACAAGGTAAGCGATCTGATATTGATGACGCTACCGATATCCTTTCTAATGGTGGATCTTTACAGGAAGTCGCTGTTTCTCACCCTGCAGTATTTGTGAAATTCCACAGAGGTCTCCGGGAATACCAAATGATAACTTCGAAGAAGCGAACTTGGAAAACAGAAGTCTATTGGCTCTGGGGGCCAACTGGGAGTGGGAAGTCCCGATGGGCCTGGACAACATATCCGGATGCTTACATGAAACAATCCACAACGAAGTGGTGGTGTGGCTATGTGGACC